CGCTGACCCAACATTTACTGGTAAGGGTAAGGAAAAGTTTGCCGTCACGGTGACGGAGAAGGAACTGAAGGCAATTGCCTCCAGCAAAGGTGATGCACCGTTTAAGCGTTGCATCATCGTAAAGAAGTAGGAGACACTATGAATAAGGAACACAAGGCACTTATCGCATCGTGGGGACGATCATTCGCTGCTGCCTGCTTGGCGCAGTTCCTGGTCATCGGCGGGTCAGCGTTTGATCTTAACGGCGACGCACTCAAGAGCGTGCTTGCCGCTGGTCTTGCTGCCATCCTCCCAGTGGTCATCCGCTGGTTGAACCCTAACGACGTAGCATTCGGGAGCAAGAAGTAATATGGCAAAGCGTGGACGTTTCTCTGGAGGGGGATCATACGCTGGGATTCCAGCGCAGATTATTAACCAGATCCGCAAGCAGGCGGCTGGTGAGAACACGTCTAATACCGACGAAACGGTAAAGCCAAATCCAGGAACAGATGATACGACTTCTCCAGCAAAAGCAAAACGAGAGCAGAAGTTGCTAACCCCTGAACAGATTGCCGCAGACCCAGTACTTTCTGGAACGCTCTCAGTGGATCAGGCAAAGATTAACTACATCAGGGCGCAGCAGGCCCTGAACCTTATGCCAGGAGAGGGTGTAACTGGCGCAAAGTATACCGCACAACTCAAGAAGGCCAATGCTGCTATTGCAAAACTTAAAGTTAAGCCGCAAGATGCAGAGCAGCAGTTCTTTTCCCTTGGCGGCCAGATGCGTGGAGTTGGAAGTAGCGAAGGATCTAATTACGGATCTAGTCCCAAAAAGATTCTTGACTATTACCGTTCTGCTGGTATGGAAGACAAGGGTTACGAGATTGTTTCTAAGATTTACGGAAATGATAAGTACGGAAATCCAGTGGAACAAAGCCAGCCCACTGTAGACTACCGACTTGGTTCAGATTCAACATTCCGAATGCAGAGTCCAACCGCAAACCTAAACGCGCTTCAGGCTGCTCGGCTTACTAAGTTGCAAAACCTTAAGCAGAGTGGGGCAACGCTTGGCCAGACGCAGAAGGCAAACCTCAAGAGGCTTCGCGCACTTTCCAAGGGCTGATGGCAACAATGAAGACAGCGGCATGGCAGCGTAAAGAAGGGAAAAGCCCAAAAGGCGGTCTTAACGCTGCGGGTCGTGCTTCGTACAAGGCGGAGACTGGCGGCACGTTGAAGGCTCCAGTCAAGAGCGGAGACAATCCACGACGCGCATCGTTCCTTGCAAGGATGGCAGGAACACCTGGTCCAGAATATAAAAATGGTGAGCCGACTCGGCTTCTGTTAAGTCTTCGTGCCTGGGGAGCATCAAGCAAGGCAGACGCAAAGTCAAAGGCTAAGGCGATTAGCGAGAGGAACAGGGGAAAGGACAGAAAGGTTGCAAGTTGAACTCACGAAAGGATCTATTGCACACGATCTGGCTTTCGGCCGCGCTAACGTCGAGTTCTTTGCTGCTCGGTGGCTCGGCATTAAGGGCAACCCAGGCCAAGTCCGATGGTGGGAAGCCTGCGCAAAGCGCGATAGTTCTGGCTGGCGACCAAAGTACCTCACGACCGTTGTATCCGCAGGCAATCGTGCGGGGAAAACGCTGGCGATGGCGGTTATCTGCTTTCATCACGCCTTCTACAAACTCGGTTCCAGATCGCCTGACGGATCTGATCATGACGCTCGAAGGTGGATGACCGAACCGTACGACTGGTATCACGTAGGAATTCAACAGGAAACAGCAGAACTAGTATTCAGGGAACTTAACAATATCCTAGAAGGGATTCATCCAGCGCAGAAGGGAAATGGGTGTCCACTTACAAAAGAGATCGGCAAAATCGCAACGTACGACAAGAAGTACAGAGGGGAATATCCGTGGATCAAGATTCATCCGACGTTCGGAGGAGCCAACATCCACTTCAGGACAACGCAGGACAAGGCCAAGGCACTTCTTGGAAAAGACATGCATGGCATCTCATTCGACGAGGCGGCCTTCGAGCCGTATTTGGATCTGATCTACCAAGAGGTACTCAACCTACGGCGTCTCTCTACTGGCGGCCCATTGCACTTCATTGGGACTCCAACAGAGGGGCAGAACTTCTACGCAGACCTGTGGGATCGCGGAGATCCAGAGAATCCAGTCCGAGATCCACAGTTCATGAGTTTCAGGTTATCGACAAGAGATAACGTTGGCTACGGACTGTCACCAGACACGTTCGATGCCATCATACGCCAGCAGGATGCGTACCTTATCCCGCAGAACATTGATGGAGAGTTCATTGAGGCTAGAGAGTCTTTCTTCTCAGCAATCACAGTGGACAAGTGTTTCAAGTCTAGTCTTACCGATGACGTTGCGCCACTTGGCGGACGACGGTACGTCCAGGGAGTCGACCCTGGTATTTCTTCCGACTCGACGTGGGCTATCACGATTGACTATACAAATCGCCAAAGCATGCGCGGCGTTAGAGCAAGACGACGTGGAGGGAAGCAAACAATCCTTGCTGTCGTTAATATGGTGAGGGAGAGCCACCTACTTTACAGCCAGGATAAGTCGTTCTGCACCACGGTTGTTGATTCAACTGGCATGGGCGGACGTCTCTTCCAACAGGAGTTCAGCGTTATCCGACCTCTACGCGGGACAGACTTCGGAGGGACAAAGGGCAAGAAGGTGGAGATGCTCAATGACCTCAAGGCCGCGATTGACAAGGGACAACTGGAGTTCCCGCGCAGCGGCGTGTGGATGGAACTTCGCAAGCAATTGCTTGGATACCGACTAGAAGACAAGAAACTGGAGACAGACGCGGTAATGGCATTAATGATTGCAGTGCGACACGCACTGAGAAACCCAGAGAAGCCTGTTGAAACGCCAACCTTCTCATATTATGGAGCGAGTGACTGATGGCTAAGATCCGACGTATCCCACGCGCCTTCCAGGGCGAACGAGGAATCCCAGGGCAGTATACTACTGACCCTGATGTAGCGACCGCCCAGCAGGTTCAGTCAATCAGCGACGCCCTTGACAAGGCGAGGTTGCTTGGTAAGGGTGAGCGGCTATTCTCCCCACTTTCTGACGACGCCCCAATTGTCACTTCTCTTGGCGCCCCAGCAACGTCTGGCCGCAACGGCACTGGTCGCGTGCGCGCAGCCAGAAACCAGCGCGTTCCTCGTGGCGGAGCAGTCAAGACGAACATGAAGTTCTCGGACCTTTCGGTCCCAGTACTTGGGTTTACAATTAAGAATGCTACTACTACGCGAGTCAATCCGCTTGTAAAGATTGACGAGAACCTCCCAGAGCAGTACCGCATGGCGCTCAACATGGCGTCCACAAAGATGCGCATGCTCAACATTGACCCGTCGCAGTCCGAAGAGGTTATCCGATTCAGGGAACTCCTCACGCGCAGGAACGACATGGAGTCAGAGCAGTCGCGCTTGCGCTCAATGTTCCGACGATTTGACAACTTCTACCACCCAAATACCATGAGCCTTGGCGGTGCTGACCACTGGCCAGAAGATCCAGGCGCACGCCTTGCTGGCCGTGCCCACATCAGCGTCAACGTCCACCCAGCGTACGTTAATATCCCAGCCTCGCTTCAGGCCGTACGCCCAGTCATTAACTACGTCCCTTCAACAAGCGACAAGGAGTCCCGAACCCTTGCCGCAGAGCGCGAGCGCCTGTTTTTCCGCTGGTGGGAGGAGAACGACTTCGACCTGCTCATGGAAGACGCCTGTACGCTCAAGGCCTTGTATGGCCACACGGCCGCCAAGGTCTATTGGGATGCCAACCTAGAGATTCCTAGGGTCTCAATTGTTGAGAGTCCAGAAAACCTATACTTGGGCTTTGGATCATCCGACTTCCGCCGCATTGACTGGGCAGTCTACGTCTACGGCCTGTCGCCGCAGGCGGCCAAGGAAGAGTTTGGCATTGACACCATTCCAGTAAACAGCGGTAACTCTATGTTTATGTACACCTCCAACGGTACGCACGACGACCCACTTGCCAGCGTGTACCGAAACAACCTAGAGAAAAACCCACAGCGCAACCGATCCCAGTATGAGTTGCAGCAGGTTGAAGTATACGACTACTGGTACAAGAAGCCGACCGAACCAGGCAAGGCGCCAATCGTGTGCAACGCCATCTACGTTGGCAACAGCATGGTAAAGAACGAAGAGCACCCAGAGTACGAGGGCGTGCTCCCATACATTGTGCTTGTCAACCAGAAGATTCCTGGCAGCCCATACGGCAAGCCAGAACTTTACGACGTTGAGCAGTTACTACGCGAGAAGGACGAGCGCATTAGCGCCCAGGCCCAGATGATCCACTCCACGGTTGGCGGTCAGATGTGGCAGTTGGTTGGCGCCGAGGCTCCTGACGAGGTTCCGCCAAACGCAATTCCAAAGCCAAACCGCATTGCGACACCTGGCCCTGGAAACGAGATCCGCTCCATTACCCCATTTATTCCACAGTTCCAGGTTGAAGACTTTAACCGACGTATTGACAGAGAAATTGCAGTCGTCACAGGTCTTAACGACCTGCTCCTTGGGCTTGCCCCAACAAGCGTACTTGGCTCAAGCCGCGCAATCGCGTCGCTCGTGGCCAACTACGAGGCGCGCATCTCGCCAAAGCGCAAGTTGCTGTACGCCTGGATCAAGCAGGTCTGGGAAGTTACAGGAAAACTGTGGTCTGCCAAAGACTCTAACATTGAATTTATCTTTGGTGGAGAATATCGACTTGATATCGTTCCGCCTGAATTGACTCCGCGAGACACGCTGGAACTTGCCCAGACCGCAATCAACCTTGTACAGAACCGCATCTGGAGCGCAGACCGCGCTATGGATCGCGTGGGCGTAGAGGACCCAGAGGGCGAGAAGGACGCAATCCGCGAGGAGCAGACCGACGCAACCCTCAACCCAGCCGCAGTGCTTACCATGGGCAACCTGGTCGCACTCTTCCGACAGTTGGGCGTAGCCCTTCCGCAAGAGCAGCAGATGGGAATGGATCAGTCGGCCTCAGCACAGCAAACAATGAACGCACAACGTTCAATGAATCCAGCACCAGTTTCTACCGAAAGTATGAACTCACCAGAATTGCAGGGAAATCCTCCACCAGAGGCGCTCCCGTCCAACGCACAGCCTGGCGTAGCCATGGCAACACCAGAGGAGGCTAGTCAGTAATGGCACGACGCGGACGATTCATGAGTGGGGGAACTGGCGGGTCTAACCTGTCCCAGTTGGTATACAACATTATGCGGCAGCAACTTTCTCGCCAGACTAATGGCATGGTTGACGCATACGTAAACCAGACCGACTTCCGTGGAGATGGTGTTCCATCTGCGGAAGAGGTAATCTCCTTCCTGCAAGAGTACGCCTCAAACACGTGGGTAAACCAGAGCGACCGTGACACGGTAATGGAGACCATTGCCAAGGTTCGCGGGATCGAAGATGGCAGGGTTGAGACTCGGCTTATCTCTGCTATTGAATCAAACCCAGGGGATGTAAATTCTGTTGTAGAATACGTCGCATTCCTAAAGGCAAAGATTGAATCGGCCGCAAGCCCAAACCTCCTAGAAGAGGCAAAGACAAAGTTGTTCAAGACGTTGACTACGCTTGCTGGGAATATCGGCACAATGTACGGCCAGGGTAGAATCTCCTCTGAGGAGTTTGACCGACAGAAGAACACCATTCTTGGGGAGTTTGGTACGACGTCAAGTGAGTACCGACAGATCAACACTACGTTTGTTGGCGCCAAGTTTGCCGAGGAATTTGACCAGTATAACACTGCGCTTGTCACGGCGTCTGAAGCGGGTGCATCACAGTACTCTGGACAATTGAAGAACATGCGAGGCTGGCTTAAGCAGACCATTCAAGATATGGCTGATCAGGGACTGGCCACGCTTGACGAGGACGGAAATGTCATTTCTGGCATTGATGCTGCAATGGAGGCCCAGCGCAAACTTGCGGATGCAGAGTCAAAGATTACAAAGATTGGCGCAGCAATTGCCAAGGAAGCGGCTGGCAAGAGATTTGACAACGTGCTGGCAAAGACCAGCAAATTCCTCAAGTTGGTTAACATGACCCTTGGGTCTAATTACCAGAACATTGCTCAGTTCACAACCAACCAGATTGATGTGCAGCGATTCTACGGAAGCGTCTCTCCCGCAACCGTTGGCGACCCAAATTATCTTGGCGAGGGTGCACTTATGGAGACCGTTTTTGGTAGCGGTAACTCACTTCTATCTTCCGCCAAGGCTTCTGGAAACGTTGAAACGTACAAGGCACTTAACGATATCAGCAAAAAGTACGGCAGGAATACCCTTGTTGATGATGCCGCAATCATCCTTGAGAACTGGATGAGCGGAACTGGTGCAATGGGGTCAGACCCAGTAGCAAATGCAAAGGCAACAGACAAACTTATTTCAAACTACGAGTCTCTATTGTCTCGTCTTGGTGGAACAATTCCAGGCTCAGAACTTGAAGTTCACAAGCGCACGCTGCAGGCGATTAAGGATGCTCGCGCTGGCAAGGCCGTAGATTTTAACGACGTTAGCGCTTTTGACCTATCCAACCCCTACTCAACAAAGTATGACGAGGCAACTGGAGGGATTACCAGCGTATTCCAGGCGTCGCTTGACTTGATCTTTAATTCATCCTCCACAGCAAATGAATTGGCTCTCGGAGGAAAAGTTGTTAGTGGATCTGTCGGCGCTGGAGGTGGCTGGCAGTTCGGCGGTGCAGTAGACGAAACTGATAGTAAGTTCCTTACCTACATGGACCCATCAACAAAGCGTGTCATTGGTATTGCGCCAGTAAATATTATGCGCAACAATTCGGAGGGAGTACCTGAGTCAGTAGGGTATTTGTATAATCTAGGAAACGGAAAGTTTGTTGTTCGTGCAAAAGTCTCTGGAGACAAGTATGTCACGTACGCCCAGGGGTACGACCCATTCTCCAAAACCTCTGGACTTTCTTACGGAGAATTTAAAACAAAGTATATTTCAAGGATTGTAACTGCAGATACAAATGGTACGCTCAGCAGTACGACGGTTGCAGAATTTGTACTTCCAGAGGACGCCAAGGAGGCAAGCGAAGAGGGAACTGACGCAGCGAATACCGCGGACTCAACCGACATTGCCCTATCTGGACTTAGGGACAGGATTAATTCAATTCCGAAGTCCTTTAACAATCAGGACATTGTTGACCGAAGGATTGCAGTAGAGGTTGCGACAGCACAAGGCGCAGCAACTGGAACAAGTCTAGAGCCGCTTATTGGCGCAATGTACACTGGCACGCCAGCGTTTTCTACTGGTGGAATTGCATCCCCGCAATCCCTTCAAACGCCAGGGCTTATCGATTTCCGCGCTGGAGAACGCGCTGCGCTTTCCAATAATCTTTCTAGTTACGCATTTAGGAATACCCCAGTTGCAGACTTCTTTGGAACAACTGCTGGTAGAGACTTTAGATCAGGAGAAAGGGCGGACCTTGGAATTAAGCCAATCACTTCAGCCCCTGTTAGCGTACCGCCAATTGTTGCTGGCCGTGGCGGAGGTGGCCGTTAATGCCTAAGACTCCGTTTGGTGGAAGCAATGGTGGGCTTGAGCCTACCGTTTCGCTATTGGGTCAAATTAGCCAGTCCAGAAACACCACCCCAGATACAAAGGGAATTGGCACCCTGTCCTTGGACTTCTCTGGCCAACAGAAAAATAATGAGAACGACCTCAAGGCCGAGGGACTAGGTGCAGTACCTGGAGCCATTGCAGACGCGGTGCTGGGCGGCGCTGGGGCAGTTATTGGCGGCGCTATTAACATTGGGGCGGCACCAGCCAGACTGCTGTTTGGCGGAAGCGACACAGGGCTTCGTAAGGGCGCAGTACAGAGGTACATGGGAGAAGATCCTGGATTCCTTTCAAATGCCCTAACTGAACTTTCCTACATTGCCGATCCGTACCAGACCAAGAGCGCATTTGCTGCTGAACAAAAGCGGGAAAAGGAACTTGGCGTACCGTACGTTCTTGCCAAGCCATTCCTTCAGGTTGGAGCAAGAATTGCAACTGGTCTTGCTGGTGTGGCAATTACACGAGATGCTCGTGCTGGGGTGATTGGCGGAGCAACAACCCTTCCAAAACTAATAAGCAACGATCCAGATACCCTCCCGCAAGAAGTTAAGTCCATCCTTGACAACGGCGGAACGCAAGAAGACGCAATGGCGTACATGCGGGATAACTACAGATTTACCGACAACGAGGCCGCAGACGTCCTTACTGGATTTATCATGGACCCAATTCGTTGGCTGGGGTACCCAATCTCGTTCTCCTCAAAGATTGGAGCATCTCAGAAATTTGCAGCGACTGCAGAAAATGGTAAGTCGTGGCAAGAATTCCTCCTCATGACAAACATGAACAAGGCCGAGTTGACTCTTGCCAAGAGGATGGGTTTCCTTGGAAAAACGTACAACTCAACAGTTGGTCCTGGCTGGGAGGCCGTAAAGAGCGTCGCCAGGGCAAGCGTTGTTGATGCCACAATGAAGGTTATTGATTCAAAAATCATTAACGAGGCAGACGAGGTTGCAAGGGCGATTGGAGGGTCTGCGCCAAAACTGCTTGCGAACAACTTAAACCGAACGCTTAACTCTATGATCGTTGACGCCTCAAAGTCTCCGCTTACCCGAAACGCGGCAAGCGGAGCAAAGGAGTGGGCGGAATCTGTTATTGCTACTGCGGGAGATGGGAAAGAGGCACTTGCTCAAATGCCAGAGTTCCTTGGAGCGTCAGACGATATCCTTAATGACATCATCGGGAAGGTCAAGGCATATCAAACCAACTACAGCGACGACGCAAAAGACGCCCTAAACGGACTACTTGATACCCTCCGAGAAAGCCGAAACATTAAACTTATTAATGACGAGGTTGGCGGATTCTTCATGAAGGGTATAAGGAGAATTCCTTATGTTGGCAAGTATTTCCGACAAGAGACAATTTATGCTGCCCGTAAGGCGCTATACCGAAGCCTTCAGCGGCACGAGAATGACATTGTTCGTGCGTTTGAATCCTCGGACCCAAATGACCTATCAAAGATCAGGTCTCAATACGTTGCCAAGATGAGTTCGGCTCTTGACGTTTCCGCCAACGGCGGTTCGGAAATCCTTTCTCAATACTTTAACAAGAAATTTGCACAAAGCCAGGCAATGTGGGCGCTTGGTAAAAAGGAAGACGCAATCACTGAACTGGCTCGCGTAATGGAAGTCGCTCAAATGAACGGAATTGCCAGGGCAATTAAAGTTATTCAGCCGCTTCGCACGTTGACGGGGATGAAGATTACTCCAGTATTGTCCAATAGATTCTCTAAGGATACCCTTGAGACCTCTATCGATATCTTGCAAAAGGCAGTGGATTCTGGAGACACCCAGGCCGTTGCTGGGATTGTCAATGATTTAGTCATTCAGTACCAGGATCTTTCGTTTACGTTCGATAGTCTTAACTTTGCCAAAAATCTTTCAGACGACCCGCTAACCATTAGCCGAGATATTCTCAGGCACATGAAGCGCCTATACAAGGAGGGCGCGTACGTCACGCGACTACCAGACGATATGCTTGGGAAGATGGACGGATTTGAGTTTGGCCTTGCTCCTGATGTGGATATTGCAGGAGAAGGGAAGTTGGCATCCAGCCTGTTTTCCAGAATGTTCTCCAACAGCAAGTTTGGTGCTGGAAATGTACAGAAGATTTCGGATATCGACCACACGCTTTCTGGTGAAGTAACAAAGGACGTTCTTACTGCGGCTGTGCAGCGTGGGGAGGACATTTCTTCGTGGAGCAACATTGCTAGGATGCAGTACGCAGACGATGGCGCGGCCTCTATGCCATCGCCAGAGATGTCTGTCAAGATTCTTTCAGACACGATCAACATACTCACCAGCAAGTCGGCTACTGGAACAATCATTCCAGCGGCTACACCAAGTTCAAACCTTTGGTTGCAGCGACAACTTTCTGAAAACGCCCACACTGGCGTCCGCATGCTTCAGGGGCTAAACACCGAGGCAAAGAACTACTTTAGCGCCCCGCTAATTCAAACTCGATCTCTTACGGATATGCTTGACGCTGTTACCGCCAAAATTGATTCAGGTCCAAAGCCAAATTGGGCAGACAGCGACGAGGTTAAAAACCTTATCCCAGACGTAGATCATGCGGCGAGGCTTAACGAGGCACCAGGATCTGTTGTTGGGTATGACGGGATTTATCTGTTCAACGATTCATACGGACCGTCCATTGCGCAAAAGGCCGCAGCAACAAACAATCGACCATCAGAAGTTCTGTTTGAATTAATTTGGAACAGAATGTCAATGAGCATGTTCGAAGACGCTGGGTACACAGGACTGTGGCGAGCGGCAAACATTATGCTTGAGAAGCGAAATCCTGGGGCGATGCTTGACAATGTGTTCGGCCAGACGTTTAATGCAAAGTCTGGTGTTGCACTTTTCGATGATACATTTGTTGGACTTAACGCTACTTTTACGGTTGGAGTAGACAAGACTAGCAGAATTCTCGGAAAGACAAAGGCGGGTGTTGACGAACTAATTTCTCTTTCAGCGAAAGACAAGGAATCGGTATTCCTTGACCCGCGAAGGATTGTTTTGGGGTATCTTACGGAAAACATCCCATCGCGTTCAGTACCAGATCTTGACAGGACAATCTTTAGGTTTAGTTCCACGGCAGATAAGCCAAACACACTTGAC